CGCGCCGCCAGGCCCTCCGGATGAAGCGCCACCCGTCTTTCTGTCTCTCTCCGAGATGGGGCCGATCGCTCCGAACGATCACGGATGACGCTGGATGGCGATCGATCCGAGCCGATCCCGCCGAGACTCGTCTCGAGCTCTTGGGGTGACAAGACTTTCGGGCACCAGGTGGCCGCCTGGGCGAAACGAAACCTTGAGATCGACCTCATGCCGTGGCAGCGGACCGTCCTCGACGGGATGCTCGAGCACGACGGGGAGCGTTTGTGTCACAGATTCGCGCTTGTGAGCGTTGGACGACAGAACGGCAAGACCAAAGGCGTGATGGCGGCCCTGATCGGGTGGTGGCTCACAGAGCGGGCCGCAGCTCTCGACGAACCGCAGTCCGTGATGTCGACGGCGCACAAGATGGCTTCGGCTTACGAGGTGTCCGACGTTCTGTTCCCGATCCTCGAGGCCCGTCACGGTTTCAAGACGTACCAGAGCTTCGGCCGGAAGGAGGCCGTCGACGGGGACGGCAACCGCTGGCGGATCGTGTCTGCCTCACCGAACTCGGGGCACGGCACCTCGAACGACCTGATCGTGGCCGACGAGATCTGGAAGATCCCGCTCGAAACGATCGAGGGCTCACTCCTGCCGACACAGACCGCCCGGCCGTCCCCGTTCGCGTTCTTCACGTCGACGGCGGGCGACAACTCGTCGGAGTTCTTCAAGCGGTGGCGCAAGAGGGCGATCGAGGAGCTCGAGGGCGGCCGTCCGACCCGCCTCTACTTCGCCGAGTGGTCCCCGCCGCCGAACGTCGACCCGACGCTTGAGGAGTGGTGGCCGTGGGCGAACCCCGGCCTCGGTTACACGATCACGCCCGCCGAGCTGCGCGACAAGTTCGCCTACATCGACCGGGACCAGTTCGTCCGGCACCATTGCAACCTGTGGCAGGTCGCGTCGGGGTCGTGGATTCCGTACGGTTCGTGGGAGCAGAACTCGACGAGCGACGACATGCCAGGAGGCGGCGTGCTCGCCGTCGACTCTGATGCCGATGGGGCAGGTTTCGTCGGGGTCCGTGTGGCCCGCCGCGACGACGGCCGGTTCCAGGTGCGCTCCGAGTTCCGTGTCGACTCGATCACGGCGATGTGGGAACGCGTCGAGGAGATGATGACCGACAAAGAGCTGCATCTCACGCTCACGCCGGGCCTGTTCCAGCTCACACCGCCGCACCTCACGCGCCGCACCACGGACTGGGGCCAGACCGAAATCACCCGGTACACGGCGATCGTGCGCACCATGATCCTCGAGCAGCAGCTCCTCCACGGCGACCAGCCCGGCCTCTCCGAACATGTGAACTCGGCCGTGTCGGGCCGGTCGTCGGGGAACTCGATCACGATCACCTCGGCGAAGTCGCCTGGCCCGATCGAGCTCTGCCGATGCATGATCGCCGCCGCCGGGATCGCGTCGAAACCTGCGATCGTCCGGAAGGCCGCGATCGGCATGGCGAAATAGGTGCTGGAAGTTATCCACAGGGCGTGCTAGCATCCGGCGCGTGGGACTGTTCAGTCGGAAGCCGCACGCGCCAGCCTTCGGCGCGTCCGAGCCCATCAGAGCCGCGGCAGGTTCGGCTGGCCGTCCTGGGCTCTGGCAGAACTTCACCGTCGGGGCGAGTACTGCCAGAGCCTTGTCCATCCCGACCGTTTCCCGTGCGGTCGGACTGATCACCTCGACCATCGGCGGGCTCGACCTGCGGCAGTACACGCTGCAATGGGACCCGGCCGGAGAGCGGTACGAGAAGATCTACCTCGAGGGCGAGTCATGGTTCACCCGGCCCGACCCGCATGTCACCCGCAACTTCATCATGTCCGCCACCGTCAAGGACTTGATGCTGCACGGCCGGGCGTTCTGGTACATCACGACCCGCTTCTCGACGAACTTCCCGGCGTCGTTCGTGTGGCTGCCCGCCGACCAGGTGTCGACCCCCGACCAGTCCGGCCCCGAATGGTTTGGGCCCGCCACGAAGATCGAGTTCAACGGCCAGAAGCTCGACCCGAGTCTTGTCGTCCAGTTCCTCTCCCCGCTGGACGGCATGCTCTGGACCGGTAGCCGGGCGATCGACATCGCCTACCGTCTCGACGAGGCAGCCCGACGCTACGCCAACAGCGATATCCCGTCTGGCTACCTCCAGCAGCGCGACAACTCCGAACCGCTCTCCGGCGACGAGCTCACAGAGCTCGCGCAGGCGTGGGCGAACGCACGGGCACAGAGGGCCGTCGGCGCGTTGAACAACTCGGTCGAGTGGATCGAGTCGCGCGCCAACCCGTCGACATTGCAGCTCCACGAGGGCCGTCAGCACGCCGCCCTCGAGCTCGCCCGAGTGTGCCAGGTGCCCGCCTGGCTCGTCGGCCTCTCGGTCGGCGGCATGACGTACCAGAACAGCGAACAGGCCCGACAGGACTTGATCCTGTTCGGCGCGATGCCGTACATCCGGTGCATCGAGGAAACCCTCTCACTCGACACCGTGATCCCGAGGGGCCGCCACATCGAGTTCGATGTCGACGACTACCTCGGGGGCGCAGCAGGCGACGGCATCCCCGTCGAGGGTCCTGTCACGCAAGAAGGAGCAACCGCATGATCCGATTCACCGCCCAGTCAGTCTCGATCGACGCCGCCGCAGGCGAGGACGAGCAGCCGTCCCGGCAGATCTCCGGCATCGCGGTGCCGTACAACGTCGACGCCGTCGTGATGGGTGGCCAGAAGGTGCGGGTGCTGCCCGGCGCGATCCCGACTGACGGCCCCGCCCCTCGACTCTTGGCAGAACATGATCACACCCGGGTGGTCGGCATGGTCACCGCCCGCGAGTCCGACGAAGCCGGGATGCTGTTCACCGCGAAGATCGCCGCTACCCAAGCCGGGGACGACCTGCTTGAGCTCATCAAGATGGGGGCCTACGACTCCGTCAGCGTCGGTCTCCAGCCGATCGAGGTCGAGCAGGACGGCCGGACGACCGTCGTGAAGGCCGCCGCCTGGGAAGAACTGTCCGTGGTCTACGCTCCGGCGTTCGCCGACGCGAAGATCACCGAGATCGCCGCCTCCTCCGAGGCCGACGACAGCCCCGAACCCGAACCACAACCGTCCGAGGAGGACACCGACATGGAAGACCAGACCCCCGAGGTCGTCGAGGCCGCCGCTTCCGCGGTCGTGGCATCGCCGCCCGTCTACGCCAAGCCGAAGAAGCTCACGCTCCCGGCCCTCTCCGACTACATCGAGGCCGCCCGCGAGGGCGGGTCCCGCTGGCACCTGCTGAACGAGCAGATCCAGGCCGCCACCGGCGATGTCGTCGTCTCCGACGCCGCGGGCCTCGTCCCGACCCCGGTCGTCACCCCGTACTACGACGACATCCAGCCGCTCCGGCCGATCGTGAACGCCCTCGGGGCGCGCTCGATGCCCGCCGCCGGATCGACGTTCCTGCGGCCGAAGGTCGCGAACCACGCCAGCGTGGCCGCCCAGTCGTCCGAGCTCGCCACCGTGTCGACCGCCGACTTCGACCTGTCGAACGTCACGTTCACGAAGAAGACGTTCGCCGGGACCCTGTACATCTCGGAGCAGGTGATCGACTTCTCGACCCCGTCGATGCTCGAGGCCGCCGTGACCGACCTGGCGACGAAGTACGCCCTCGCCACCGAGGACTACGTCGTCGACCAGCTCGCCGCTGCGATCACAAACACGCAGGAGGTCCAGATCTCGGACTTCACCGATGACACCGAGGTCATCACCGACCTGTACACCGCCGCCGCGTCGATCGCCTCGACCGGGAACTACTTCCCGAACGCCCTCGTCATGGCCCCCACGATGTGGGTCAAGCTCGGCGCAGTCTCGGACGGCAACGGCCGCCCCCTGTTCCCGCAGTCCAGCCCGTCGAACGGCATCGGCACCCTCCCGCAGGGCGTCACCGGCACCACCGGCAACCCGCTCGGACTCAACCTCATCGTGTCGAACCAGATCGGCACGCAGGCCGTCGGCAACAAGGACGCCAACGAGTACTGGTGGCTGATGAACACCCGCGGCGTCGAGTGCTACGAGCAGTACAAGGGCTTCATCCAGGTGACGAACGCGGCGCAGCTCGGCGTCCAGGTGACCGTGCGCGGCTACTTCGCCGCCGAGGTCATCGACGTGAACATGATCCGCATCCTCGGCCCGGACGCCACGTTCAGCTGATCTAGCGAGCACCTCCCGGGGACTCTGGACTACGTCATGGCCGACTACACCATCACGCACGCATGGCGCGTAGACGACTATGGCGTAGTCCAGACCCTCGAGGACTTCTCCGGCCTCATCGTCGGATCAGACATCAACATCAGCGGCCTGTCACAGACCAACCTGAACGGCAACCACACGGTCTACAGCCTCGAGCCGTACGAGTTCCTCGGCGTCGACGACGACGGCGACCTCCTCTGGAACTACAGCATCCCGAGGATGAACCAAGTGCTGTTCGTCGACGCAGGCGACGACATCGACCGCACCACCGACTCGGGCACCCTGGCATACACGCCGACCTGCACATGGATCACGAACGCCCAGGTGACCGAGTTCCTCGGCATCAGCGCAGCCACAGCGAACGACACGGCCTACATCACGACCTGTGTCGCAGCTGCGAACGCGTTCGCCTCGAGGAGACGGCGCGCCGCCGGATACTTCGACGACAGTCTCAGCACCGCCCCGTCGGGCGATGTGAAACTCGGCACCACCCTCTACGCCGCCGCCCTGTACCGGGAACGCGGCTCCGTGGACTCGTTCGCATCGTTCGAGCAGCTCGGCCCCGCCCAGGCGTTCGGGTCGATGGGCCGCATCTTGCAGCTCCTGGGAGTGAACAGGCCGCAGGTCGGATGACATGGCCGCCACAGGCATCCTCGCAGCGGCCTACAGCAACGTCACGAGCGCGTTGGCGGCCGCCAACCTCGTCGTGGTCACCGACCCGCGGAACGCCCGCCCCATGTCGGTCTACGTCGAGCTACCAGAGGGCCGCGCGTTCAATGAGAACATTGTCGACGTCTCCATACGGCTACGCGTGCTGGCAGCACCCCCCGGCAACCAAGACGCCGCCGACTACCTGCTGACCGTGTTCGACACGATCCACCAGCTCAAGACGCTGGCCGTGACAGACTTCGCCCCGTCCACCGCGATCATCGGCGAGCAGAACATACCCGCCTTTGACATCACCGTCCGACTCTCAACAAGGAGAAACTAGACATGGCCACCACCGTCACCCTGAGCCAGCCTGCGCTGAAGATCAACAGCGTGGACTACTCGGATCAATGCACCTCAGCGACGCTGACCATCACCGAGGAAGCCTTGGAGGCGACCACGTTCGCCGACACGGCCCGCAAGTACACCGCCGGACTCACGAACGTCGAGTTCACCTGCACCCTGATGCTGGCTTACGACACCGCCGAGGTCGAGGCGAACCTCGAGGGCCTCGTCGGCACCACGACCACCGTCGAGGTGTACGCCACCAACTCGACCTCGCCGAGCGCGACAAACCCCGAGTACACGATCACCGGGGCCTACCTCGAGTCGTTCACGCCGATCAACGCCAGCCTGGGCGAACTCCAGACCGTCGACCTGACGTTCACCGGCGGCACCTACCTCCGCGCAACGACCTGATCGGAACGGCCCCGACATGAAAGTCAGATTCCGATACGTCCGACAAGGACAGGCCTACGAGACCAGCACCTCCCTCTATGTCATCGTGACATGGGAACGCAAGATGAAGCGCAAGGCGACCGACGGTCAGGGCCTCGGATGGGACGACATGTGTTTCCTGGCCTACGAGTCGTCGAAGAAGGACGGCATCGTCGTCCCCGCCGTGTTCGACGACTTCATCAAGCAGCTCGAGGAGCTCGACGTCGTCGAAACGGAGACGGCCCGCCCTACGGAGGGGACACCGTCCGACGGCGACTAGCTGAACTGCTCGTCGCCACCGGGTGGTGGCCCCCGCACATAGAGTTCGACTTGGATGACTTGGCAACCGTGTCGAAAGTGATGAAAGACAGGCAGCGACGCTATGGCAAATGATGCGAACATCACCTACACCGTCGAGGGTGTGAGCTCTGCCATCAAGACGCTGCGGAAGATGGACAAAGAGCTCGCGAAGGAGTACCGGGGCCTCATGCGAGGCGCAGCCGCTCCGCTGCAAACGCACGCTCGCAGCCTGGTCCCGTCCGAAGCTCCGCTCACGAACTGGGGCAACTGGCGCGGTGGATGGTCAAACAAGGCGCGCACCGGCATTAAGACGAAGATCAACACGGGCGGCAAGAAGGCCCGCATCGGCATCCTCGAGCTGCAACAAACGAACCCGGCCGGAGCGATCTTCGACATGGCGGGCCGGGCGTTCCCCGGCGGCCGTGGCACCGAGGGCGGCGAACGCGGCGCGAACATGGTGGCCCGCCTGAACCGTCACTTCGGTCGAGGCTCGAGGTCAATGTGGCCCGCCGCCGAGAAAGAACTCCCCCTCGTCGTCGCCCAGGTCACTAAAGTCGTCGATCAAATGGCCGACACATTGAACAGGCAGCTCAAGGGCTGACATGGCAGCGATCACCGTCCCCATCATCTCCGAGTTCGTCTCGAAGGGCCTCGAGAAGGCAAACGAGGAGTTCGACAAGTTCGGCAAGAAAGGCAAGAGCGGCATCGACAAGGTGCGAGCCGCCGCGCTCCCGGCCGCCGCAGCTCTTACAGCTCTCACCGCCGGGGCCACGAAACTCGTCGGAGCAGGCGAAGCGGCCGCCACCTCGAACGCCCGCATCGAACAGATCGCGACCTCGATGGGCCTGTTCGGGGCCGAAACAGAAGCCGTCACCGATCGTCTGATCGCCCTCTCGGAGGAAACGGCCCGCATGACCGGGGTCGATCAGAACGCGATTAAGGCGACACAGGCGAAGCTGCTCACGTTCGGAGAGCTCGCAGAGTCCGCTGACGAGGTCGGCGGCCAGTTCGACCGGGCAACGCAGGCAGCGATCGACCTGGCGGCCGCCGGGTTCGGATCAGCCGAGTCGAACGCCGTGCAGCTCGGCAAAGCCCTCAACGACCCGATCAAAGGCATTTCCGCTCTTGCACGTTCCGGTGTGACGTTCACGGAGCAAGAGAAAGAGAAGATCGAGACGCTCGTCGAGTCCGGCCAGCTGCTCGAGGCACAGAACCTCATCTTGCAAGCCCTCGAAACACAGGTCGGCGGCACCGCGGTCGCCACGGCGAACGACACAGACAAGATGAAGGTCGGCTTCAGCCAGGTATCGGAGCAGCTCGGCCTCGTCCTGCTCCCGATCTTGAACGACATCCTCCCGGTAGTCCTCAGGCTCACCAAGTTCGTGTCGGACAACGCCGACGCGTTCCTCATCGTGGGCGGCATCATCGGCGGCGTCGCAGCATCGATCCTGGCCGTGAACGCTGCGATCACCGCCTACCAGGCGATCACGAAAGCCGTCACGATCGTCCAGGGCGTGTTCAACGCCGTGATGGCTGCGAATCCGATCTTCCTGATCGGCGTAGCGATCGCCGCCGTCATTGCCGCGTTGGTGCTCCTCGAGAAGCGTTTCAAGGTGATCACGAAAGCGGTCGAGGCCGCAAAGATCGTGTTCGAGGCGATCGGGACCGCGCTCATGGACGCGTTCAAGGCGGCGTTCAACTTCATTGCGAGAATCTGGAACGACACCGTCGGGCAGCTCCAGTTCGACATCCCGTCGTGGGTGCCGATCATCGGCGGGAACACGTTCGGCGTCCCGAAGATCCCGATGCTCGCCGAGGGCGGCCTGGTCACCGGCCCGCAACTCGCGATGATCGGCGAAGCAGGCCCCGAGCTCGTCGTCCCCCTCGACCGAGTCGGCGAGATGGGTGGCGGCGGGACGTACAACATCACGATCAACATGCCCGCCGGAGCGAACGGCGACGCCGTCGTGAAAGCGATTCAGCAGTACGGCAGGCGCACCGGTCGCAGCGCGATCGCCACGACGAATACGATTAGGCGATGAGCAACGTCTGGTTTCGCCCGTACCTGTATGTCGGCGGCGTCGGAGCAGGCAACTACTACGAGTTCTGGGACCGCATGCTCGGCTTCTCGTTTGAGAAGTCCGTCATACCGTCAGAGCTTACCACTTGGACGCTGAACATCACGCTCGATAACGACGACGGGGCGTTTACACCACGCACGACCGGCACCTACGCGAACTTGAACTGGTTTAACCAACTCGTCAGCATCAGCACGCAGTTCAACACGCCGACCGGCGGGACAAAGCTGTTCGACACATCTCCGTTCAGCGCATGGGCGTCACAATACTTCCTCGGGATCGTGGACGGGTTCGACATCGTCGACGACGGCGTGAACTCCCGTGTCGAGCTCACCTGTGTCGACTTTCTCACGATCGCAGCTCGAGCACCATCAGTCGGTTCCCTCACGAACAGCGCGAACGAATACCAGCTGAGCCAGATCAACGAGGCCATCGGAACGCTTACGACGGATTACTTCTCCGGCACGACCGCCCTGCCAGTACCGCCAGGGTTCCCGTCGAACAAGGTCAACGTCGGCTTTATCAACATGTCCGTCGGGTTCAACCCGCTCAACGAGGGCACCGAGGTCGACCTGACTGACGTTGATTCCACGGGCAACGTGGCCGACGTTCTGAACGCCTCGGTCCTTCCGAGCCAGTACTGCGTTCTGATCCCTGCGTGGATCGACCGGACCACGCCCGGCGTGACATCGACCGATTACGCCGTCGACTACATCGGACCTTATGGAATCAAGTCGACCGACGCGGCAGGCAGACCGATCGGGCCGCTCTACGAGTTCGTCGAAGGCTCTGCGACGGGCGACGAGATCCCGTTCGTCGAGATCGACATCGGTTTCCAGCTCGACAAGATGGTCAACAGCGCGCAGCTCACGAACGTGACAACGTCGACCGATGTGAGCGCGGTGAACACGGCGTCCGTCATCGCAAACGGCGGCCGTAACGCGAGCTACACGGCGATCATTTGCAAGACGACCGCCGAAGCACAGAAACAGGCCGATCTGCTCGTGAACCGGTTCAGTACGCCCAGGTACTTCCCGAGGTCGATCACGATCAACCGGGCAGCGGTCGAGGCGACAGGCTTGTCAACGACGAGAGAGGCGATCAAAAACCTCCTCAGCCTGCGCGGCTTGTGGAGCCGTTGCACGGTCACATACACGCCGACGGGCCACTCGACGCCGATCACCGACTACTGCGTCGTGTCCGGCATCCGAGTCGACGCGACACCCGGCGACATGACCGTGATCGTCGACTTGGTGCCTGGCGTCGATTATCAGTCGTTTGTCCTTGATTCCACGACGCTCGGCGTCCTTGACACGAACAAGCTAGGGTGATGACATGACGTATCCCTGGAGCTCAGGCGCGGTGTTGACGGCCGCTGACCTGAACGCGTACGCCGGTCTGGTGTATGTGACCGGTGGCACCGTGACCGGCACCACGACTCTCAGCGTCAACGACTGCTTTACTTCGCAGTTCGATAACTACCGGATCGTGTTCAGCCGTATGTCGGTTTCAACTGCGGCTGGTCGGGCGTTCCGGTTCCGACTGCGGGCGTCAGGTTCTGACGCTTCGGGAGCCAACTACGACTACGCGTTCCGCGGTCTAACGTCCGGAGCGGCGTCCCGAGACACCAACATCGCAGGCTCGACTTTTACTGAAGTCGGCGTTTTTCTAGACACCTACGCCGCCACCGAGCTCGGCAACTCGACAGTCGACATCATGAGCCCAGCCATCGCGAAGTACACATACGGCCTGATCAACGCCAACGGATGGGAAACAGCGTTTTTCACGCGCGCCGGATCATTCGGTCACTTGCTAAACACAGCGTACGACGGTTTCACGGTGTACCTGTCCTCGACCGGCACCATGGACTTCACATGGAGGGTTTACGGTTACAACAATGGATAACGAACTGACTGTGACCGAGCACGACGCCGCGACCGGTGAAACCGTGGTCCGACCCATGACCGACGCCGAGCGCGCCCAATACGAGCTCGACATCGCCGAAGGCCACGAAGAATGACCACTTTGCTCCTGTCTGTCGGCCTCGGCGCGATCGTTGCGGCCCTGTACGCCATCAAGGACTAACCATGAACCTCGAAAACCCCTCGAAGGCATTCATCGCGCTCGCCGGGATGGTGTGCATCACCGTGCTCCTGGCCGTGAACCGCATCCCGGTTGAGGCCGGGACGGGCATGCTCGGCACAATAATCGGTTACGCCGTCGGGAACGGCATCGCCGCGAAGGGCGGCAAGAGCTCGAGCCCGATCATTGGCCCGAAGGGCGAAAAGTGAGCTACACGAACTGGCACGACGGCCGTAAGCCGGGCCAGCCGTGGACGAGCTGCTCACCGAACCTGCGGCAGATCCTCGACTATTGCGAGAAGCGGTGGGGCCTCACCAACCTCGGCTGTTACGGGGTCCGTCCGATCCGTGGCGGCACCAGGTGGTCGGCCCATGCGTTCGGCGCAGCCCAGGACATGTCATACCGCAACGGCCCGTCCCGTGAGGTGATCGTCGACGAGGTGATCCCGTTCCTCGAGGCCCACGCCGAGCAGCTCGGCATCCAACGCATCCACGACTACATCGGCCGCCGCTACTGGCAGACCGGCAAAGGCTGGATCGGTCGCCCGCCGGGCGGCGTCAATGATCACATCCATGTCGAAACGACCGCCGAGGCGTGGGGCGACGACCGGACCGTCGAGGAACGCATCGGGACGAGCGGCCCGATACCGACCTCCCCGAAGCCGACCGGGTGGAAGCCCATCCGCCTGGGCGACAAGGGCGACAAGGTGCGCATGGTGCAACAAGTGCTCCAGGACAAGGGCTACAAGAACTCGACGGGGCGTCGCCCGATCCTCGTCGACGGCGAGTTCGGCCCGACAACCGACAAGCGGGTACGCCAATACCAGAAGGACAACAGGCTGGTTATCGACGGCATCGTCGGCCCGCAGACCGCGGGCCACATGGGTCTGGCTTGACATAGCCCGCCGATAATCGGCATACTCATGGCTACCCGACGACATAGGAGGTGGCCCATGAGGCTCCTGCTAACCATCCCCGCCGCTCTCGCCCTGTTCTTCGGCATCGGCCAACTCCCGCCAGAGTGGCAACACGACCTCGAGCAGCTCCCCGCCGCCGAACCCCTCGAACCGACGGTCTACCCGCCACCGTCGACCACGATCCCCGTGACGGCTCCAACTCCCGTCACCGCGGCCCCGGCCACCACCACCGCACAAGTCGTGTCAGACACCACCCTCGAGGGGGAGTGGTTGTGCGGTGAGTGGTGGCCGACGGCCAGCTCGATGGGGTGGACCGCCGAACAATGGCCGACCCTCGACCGCGTCATGTGGAACGAGTCCAGGTGCACCCCGAACGTGATCAGCGCAACAGGCGACTTCGGCCTGCTACAAGTCAACTGGTCAGCGTGGGGCGCCACCGTCACCAGCCTCGGATACCAGCGGCACGACCTGCTGGTGCCCGCCGTCAACCTGCTCATCGGCAGGTTGATCTACAAGACCGCCGTCGACGCCGGACGGGCGTGCGGTTTCCAGCCCTGGTACATGTCCGGCAACTACTGCAACTGAAAGGAACAGCCCCGACCATGAACAGCCCCGACATGACCCGCTTGGCCGCCGCCTTGGCGAAACTCGACGATCCCGACATCATCGAGCTCCTCCTCGAGGCGTACCGGCCCACACCGACACCAGCACCGCAGGCCGCCCCAGTACAGGGCGAGCTGCTCGGACACATCCAAGACCGGAACCAGCGTCGAATCGTCCCGGCCCGCCGCGCCGGATCGCCCTGGACGAGGGCAGAACGCGAGCAGCTGCGCCGGATGCTCGTCGAGCAGAAGCCCTTGGCAGAAATGGCGACCCGTCTCGGCCGTTCCGAGCGATCGGTCACCTCGGCCGTCGAGAAGCACTTCGTCGAGTACGCGAAGATCGTGCGCCGCCAGTCCACCTACAGGAATCCACGATGACCGGGCGAACCATCAACGCTCACGAAGTGGCTCGTCAGATCCGTTACGCCAAGAAACTTTCTCAGGCGTTTGAAAGGCACGGTTTGTGCTTGTCGGCGCAACATGTGATCGATGTGCTCGATCAATGCGAACTGGCCTTGCACGGCGATCAGGCACGATTCATGTCCGTTGCTCTTGACGCGCTTCCGTATTGTCGCCCGTACGGTGATCCTTACTTCGGTGTCGTGGATTACGTCGTCGCAGCGATGGGTGAGGAGTGGTTGTCATGAGCGGCTTCAAGCTCGACGGGTACGTCACCGTCAACGAACGGATGCGGATGGCACAGGAGCTGTGGCCCGACATGTGCGTCACCGAGGGCCAGCCCCGAGTGATCACCGTCGGCGATTCGACGTTCATCGAGGTCGCGATTACCGTGCGCCGGTCACCAGACGACCCGATGCCGACCACCGCCCACGCTTGGGAGCCGATCCCCGGTAAGACGCCGTACACACGCGACTCCGAAATGATGAACGCCTCGACCTCGGCCCTCGGCCGTGCGCTCGGCATGATGGGCATCGGATCGACCTCGAGCCTGGCATCCGCCGACGAGGCCCGCATCCGGCAGATGGATCAGAACGCCGCCCGACTCGGCCAATGGAAGAAGGCCGAAGAGGCCGCTAGAAGCCCGTCAGAGCCGCGAAACAACGATTCCGGTACCAAGGGTGCGGGGAAACCGACAGAGAAGATGCTGAAGTTTCTGGCAGTATTGGAGAAACGCACCGGACAGACGGCTAGCCCCGAGGCCCGCGAGGACTTCGACACATGCCGTTCAGAGATCGACCGCTTACAAGGCTCGACCGGATGACGTTCCGACGCGTCCTGCCCGAGAACATCAACGAGGCCGAGTTCCAAGCGGCGATCCTCGACATGGCCCGCTGGCTCGGCTGGCGCACGTTCCACCCGCGCACCGTGCGCACCATCACCGGCCACCACTTGACCGCCTACGCCGGAGAGGCCGGATTCCCCGACCTCGTCCTGGCGCACTCAAGGCGCGGCGTCCTGTTCGCCGAACTCAAAGTGAAACGCAACAAGCTGAGCGCACAACAGGAGCTGTGGCGGGAGGTCCTCGAGCGGGCCGGAGCCGAATACCACCTGTGGAGGCCCGACGACTGGGCCGCCATCGAGAAACGACTGAAAGGACAAGCCCCGACATGACCGAACTCATCAACGAGGCCGAACGCACGCTGGCCCTCCTGCGCAGCATCGACCTCGAGCTCCGACGCAAGAACTGGCGCGGCCGAGCTGCCCGACGCATCGACCTCGACACCTGGTCGTCGATTATCACCCATTGCGTTTTCCTGTCGATCGCCGTCACGGCGGCCGAGAAGATCGAGGAGGTGCGCAATGGCTGAACGACCCTTGAAGTTTGCTGACACCATCGAGGACATGCTCGAACTGCTCGAGCTGCAAAAGAACGACGACTCATTTGGCATCGGAGTGAGTGCCGCACTCATGGTCAACATCTGCAAGCGCATCAAAAAACTGGAGGCCGCCAATGGCTGACCGCAACCGCTGCCACTGCGGCGCCATCCCGGTCACGATCGACGGCTACTGCCCGACGCACAAGCACCAGAGCAGCACCATCAACCGCGAGACCCTCGCCGACGAACTGGGACGCTGCAAGAACGCCCGCCACATGCTGAACGAAGACCTGATCCGGGCGAACTCCGAGCTGAAGGTGCACAAGGCCCGAGTGCATCACCTCGAGAAGCTGCTAATGCGCGTCAAGTTGGGCGACATCAAGATCGAGGAGCTCGACCGGTGGATGTGATGAACGACCTGCTGAAGGCCATGATCGTGATCACCGGGGCCGCTCTGATCCTGTTCGCGATGGAGATGATGCGCCCATGATCATCCGTGAACGCCGACCCAACCGCTACGTCGTGATCCCGAACGAGGCCGTCCAGAACCACGCCCTCAGCTTCAAGGCCCGAGGCGTCCTTGCCTACCTGCTGTCCCAGCCCGATCACTGGACGATCAGCGGCACCGCCCTCGCGAAGATGGCCGCACAAGACGGCAGAGAAGCGATCCGCACCGCGCTCCTTGAGCTCGAGCAGGCCGGGTACCTGGTACGTCGCCGAGTGCAAGACCCCACGACGGGCCGCTGGGGATGGCACCAGGTACTCCACGACCAGCCTGTGGGTAAGCCTGTGGGAAACCCTGTGGAAGATGACCGCGCCGAAGTCCGGTTTTCCGACGTCGGAAAATCGCACTTCTTAGAAAGTACTGACAAGAAAGTACTGATAGAAGAAAGTGGTACACATAGTTACGCGAGCAACCCACACCAGCTGTGCACAACATGCAACGGGAACGGGTGGCTCATCACAGGCATCGACGAGGTCGAGCGATGCGAACGATGCCAGGGCAGCGGAGTCGCAGCATGACCACACAAGGCCAGAACATCTACCGCACCAAACGCTGGAAGCAGCTCAGAGTGCAGGTACTGGCCGAAGAACCAACATGCCATTGGTGCCAGCGGGCACCGTCCACACAGGCCGACCACATCGTCGAGTTAGCTCGAGGAGGCGACCCGTACGAACGCAGCAACCTCGTCGGCTCCTGTGGCCCCTGTAACGCCCGCAGAGGCTCGATACTGGGCAACAAGCGGTTAGCAGCCCAGAAACGCCAAAAGGCTTTTGGGGAGGCCCCAGAGGGCAC